CCGCAGATTGCCGAGTACTCAGCGTGATCGCGGCACCCGCCCTTGCCGAGCTTCATGCGCAGCTCGTTCTGCTCACCACGGAGGCGGCGAACCACCAAATCCGCGAACTCATGTACGACCGTTCTCATGTTTCTTTCTCACCCCTTGTAGAAATTCCAACAGCTGTCGGAAGTTCAGGCCGGTCTCCTGTGCGGAGAGGGCGAACTTCCTTGGTGACACGCCTCGCACGCCCCGCTTCCGCAGGAACTCGCGAGCCGCCCGGACCTCGGCAGGTTTAACTGCCGCTGCCACCGTTCTGGTCCTTGTTTTTTCGCCGCGCCCTTTCGATCTCATCTTGGGTCTGCTCCATCTTTCGAGCCGAGTCGGTCACAGCGGCAGCGTCCTTCCTGACCTCATCGCCTTCCAGCAACTTGTCCTTCCGGTCCTGCTCACGGTTGTGCGCGTCATCCTTCCGCGCCTGTTCGCGCTGGTGAGCCTCGTCCTTCCGTGCTTCCTCTCTCTCGAATGCCTCCTGTTCCTCGTCTGGACCTTCTTCCTCCGGCGGCATGATGTCGATCTTCGGCATCTGTGCGGCCATCTGCGCGATCATCGCGTCCACCTCGGGCGGCAGCTCCTCGTCCGAGTCCTCGTCGAAGAACTCAGGCGGCGGCAGCTGACCTCCGGCCATGCGGTTCATCTCCGCGAAGTACTTGAAGGCGTAGTGTTCCGCGAGGTGGGCCTGCATGATTGGCGCGACCATCTCCAGCGCCTGCTGGTTGCCGTTGAGTCCGGCAAGGAACAGCTCGTGCGTGGCGATGTGGGCATCGTGATCCTGCTCCAAGAACGCCCGGATCGGCTTGCCCGTCATCACGTGGACGTTCTCGGTCACCGGGTCCTTGCGCTTGGTCTCGCTGCCCGCCAGCAGGTCCTCGAAGTCCGGCACGCGCAGCGCCTTCAGGAACCGCTCCTCGACCGCTCGCCGGTCGTACAGGTCCGGGGCTTCCGAGGCCCGCTGGATCATGGCCTGAGCGATGGCGATCCGCTGGGCGCTGGAGAAGATGTTCGGGTCGGAGACCGGGATGACGTCGATGCGCCCGTCGTAGTCGTCGCGCATGACCACGCCCTCGCCGCCCTCGACGGCGTAGGGGTACTGGTCGTCCAAGAACTCGTAGTTCAGCTCCGCCCGCAGCACGAACTCCTCGCCAGCGGAACGGTGCAGGCGACGGTGGATGCCGGAAAAGACCTTGCTGCCCTGCTCGATCAGGGCGACCGTGGTGCCCACGGGTCCGGTGTTCGCGGCCTCGCCGGTCATCGCCTCGGTGCTGGAGGAGAACGACTTGCCCGCCTCGGTCAGCACCTCGAACAGCCGCGCCAGTGCGGTGGACGGCTCCTTCCATGGCGGCGCGAAGATGCCAGCGCGGATGTCCTCCGCCGATCCCTTGACCGACTTGAACACGCCGGGGGCGATGTGCATGTCGCCACGCTGCATCCCGACGACGTCCTCGGAGATGAAGCCGCCCTGCATGTTGGCGAACGCCGCCGAGTCGAGGAGCGCCCGGATGGTGCCGCTGGTCGCCTCCGCCACGGAGCCGATCAGGTGCAGCAGGCCGAACCCGTAGAAGCCCAGCCCCGGCAGGTAGCGGTAGTGCGTAAACCACACCCGCTTGCGGCACAGATCGTCCTGCTCCTTCCAGTTGCGGCGGATCGACAGGACCTTGCGGGTCTCACGCTCGACCGTGACCACGTAGGGCAGCGGGTAGTTCTTGTCGAACTTCTTCTGTTCGGACTTCAGCTCCAGATCGATGTGGCACTCGTACAGGTGGTAGAGCGAATCGTCCGGGTGCGCGGAGACGGTCTTCTCGTCGGCCTCGTCGGTGTACTTCTCGGGATCACCCGAAGGCCCCATCGACAGGGTGCCCACGGGCATCTTCGGCAGCTCGCACTCGGTGTAGAACCCGGAGGCCATGAGCTTCTTCATCTCCGACTCGTTCTTCCTGAGCCGGTGCGTGTAGCGCGTCGCCGAGACGAGGTCGGTCGCCGTGTACGGCACCACGAAGTCCTGCGTGTTGACGAACCGGCTGACGACCATGTCCAGCATCGGCTCGTAGTAGGACTTCTTGAACGCCGAGCCACCGAGCGGCAGATAGAACAGCATCCGGTCGGTGTGCCAGAAGTAGGAGCGGTCCTGCTCCGTCATCTGGTAGTTCATGTGGTTCTTGACGCGGTCGGCCTGTTCCTCGACCTCCTCGGTCATCTCGCCGACGATCTTGGTCTTGACCGGACCATCGGACGGGAACATCTCCTCGATGGCGCGTGCTTGGAACTGGACGACCGCCTCCCCGATCAGGGGATAAGTCACCGCACTCGCACCGTCGAAGGGGAGATCGTCCAGTGGTCGGTTGCGCAGGCCCAGCAGCTCCATCGCTTGGTCCATGCGCTTGTCCCAGTCGGCTCGCGACTGGATGTCGATGTCCACGTACTCGACGATCCGGTCGCCCAGTCCGGCGATCTCGGTCTCGTCCAGCGTCTCGGCAATGTTCGCCGAGAACTCGGAGGAGGCATGGCGGGAGACCCGCGTCATGCCCGGTGCAAAATCAACGACCGCCCGGTCGCCGCGCTGGATCACCTCGACCCCACCGATGTTGGTGGTCTGGTCCATCCCTTCCTGCGGCATCTCGGGCGATCTGGGTGCGTCTGTCATTGCCATAGTGCTATCCATATATCGCTCGTTTCTTCATCTCGGACTCGTGAACCGATCTCAGGTAATCGACATCGTCGTCATCGTCGTCCAAGAACTCGGCGTTCCACTTGCGGCGAAGCCACAAGCACGCCTGCGTGACCGTGTCGAACAGGTCGTCGAACTCACCCGCAGGGAACTCGGCACACTGCTGGATGACCTCCTGCGCCCAGTTCCTACTGACGTACCAGACGCAGCCCCGCTCGAACACGAGCGAGGACGCATGGGCACGCGCCCACTTCGAGTCATTCACCTTGACTCGCGCAACAGGCAGCTTGGCGCGTCGTAATTCCTGTGCCAGCGCATGGCCGCTGGACTTCTTCTCGATCAGTATCTTGTCGGGCCTCCAGAGATCGTTGGAGCGGAGCGCGTTCTTACGCAGCTCCGGGTACTCCATCCGCTCGTTGAGCCGTTCCAGCAGGATCAGGCAGAGCCGCTTCTGACCCTTGTAGCGTGCTGCCCAAGGCTGATCGGTTGTGACTTCTTCTTCCCACTCAAAGACACCCCATGTGGTACGTGCAGAGAAGTCGTTTTCCTCGTCCTCCTCGAAAGCTGTGTCGTAGCTCTGGATCACCATCTGGCAGGTCGGCAGCTCCGGCTCCTTCCACTCGCGCCAGTGTTCCGTCTTGATGATGTTGCCGCCCGCGATGGACGGGTTCTGCTGAATCTGGGCCTCGAACGCACGCTCCGTCAGCGTCGCCGCCAACTTGCCCATCTCGGTCTCGCCGAAGCGATCCGGGTTCAGCAGCTCGTTGTCTCGGGTGCGCGGGTCCTCGAACAGCTGCTCGCCCTTCACGATCTCGCGCACCAGCGGCCCGGTGTACTGCCCGTTCGTGGAGTACAGATGGCTGCGGTCGCGGCTGTCGCGGCGAGCGAACGTGATGCACCGCTTGTGCGGGATGAAGTACCCCGGCAGGTTCAGGTGGACGACGTTCTTGTCTTCGAGGATGTACCCCGGCAGGTCCCGGTGATGGCCGCGCTGGGCGATGATGACCCGGCCCGCCTTCTTCGGGTTGTTGGCGCGGGTGGACATGACATCCCGCCACCACTCGATCACGCCCTCGCGGATCGTGTCCGAGTTGATCTCTTTCATGTTGTGGGCATCGTCGATGACGATCCGGTCGCCACCTTCACCCGTCGCCGTGCCGCCCACCGAGGTCGCCAGCCGATAACCGGCATGATTGTTCTCGAAGCGGGTCTTCTGGTTCTGGTCCGATGTAATCTGGAACGCATGGCCGAAGCGGGCCTGATACCACGGACTCTGGATCAGGCGGCGACACTTGATCGAGTCGCGGATCGTCAGCGGCTGGGCGTAGGTCGCGAACAGCCACTGGCTCGACGGCAACCATGTCCACTCCCACGCGGGCCAGAACACGGCGCAGGTCAGCGACTTCGAGTGACGCGGCGGGATGTTGATGACCAGATCGTCGATGTCGCCCAGCGAGACCCACATCAGGTGTTCGCAGATCGCGTCGATGTGCCAGTTGGCGACGTACTCCTTCCCCGGCTCGACCACCGACCACGCGCCTGCCACGAACTCGCGGAAGTCGCGAGTCATGATCTCGGTCTCGTAGCCGATGAACTCGTCGTAGACTTGGCGTGCTGCTTCCGCCATCAGACGTCCTTCAGCCCGAGGAACTTGGCGAGCGTCAGCAGCTTGCCCTGCACGAACTCACCGAACGATCCGGCGGCGTTGTAGGTCACGGTCAGGGCGTTCCATACGGCAGCGGCGATGGAGGTCGTGTTGGTCATCTGGTCATCGACCGTGGTCGTGCCAGCATAGGTGGCCTCGTTGTCCCACACACCGCTGCCGCGCAGCGTCATGCTGCCGGTCGTATTGTTGTCGTTGACCTGCACGCGGCCACTGGTCATATCCCACGAGAACGCAGCGGTGCTGGTCTTCTGCAAGAACTCAACGCCGCCCGTCCAGCCGCGTCCCGCTACGATGGCATCATTGACGTTGAACTCCGGCGTCTGCGTCGGCCCGCCACCAGCGACGCCCGAATAGCAGTCATAGATATTGAGCTGACCCGTGCCGATCATGTTCTGCGTGCCAATGAAACTGCACTCGAAGTAGAAGCCCGCGCCAAGCTCCATGTCTTGGATTACGCAACGCTCGACAAGGTTGGCGTTATCGAGGAAGCCATTGAGCAACGTCACATCCTGAACACGCAGGCGGTCGGTGTTGGCACTGTCAGGGATGACCAGTGAAGTCGTGGTTGCTCCTTCACCGACGATCCAATAATCCTTC